CCCCGAAAAAACACAGAAAATGGTAACCACAAAGCGTGCGGCGACCCTGACCCCTGCGTCAATCCAAATGGCGGCAGGCATTGTTAAGGAATTTAACCACTCCGTAGTGGATTCGGCTTTGCAGCTACGTCATCTAGTTACCAATAAGTTGGTTATTGAAAGCGAAAACCCCGATCCGAGGGTTAGAATGCGTGCACTAGAGCTGTTGGGTAAGATTTCCGACGTAGGATTGTTTACTGAGAAGTCCGAAGTCACAATTACACACCAAACTACCGATGACCTCAAAGAAAAGCTGCGTGAGAAGCTGACAAAGCTAGTAAATCCGCCACAAGAGGTCGAAGAAGCTGTAATTATCGACGCCGAAGTCGATGTAGATGCGGAGTTGGGTGCAGATGAATAAGCAACTTGATTTCACAGAAGCCGAAATCGAGACAATGCTCGCTAATCTGGATATGTTTAGTGATGAAGAGGTCGCTGAGATTGACCGCATGGTGGACGAGCTAGCTAAACGTGGCACTACAAAGCGTGCGTATGACGACCTGATAGAGTTTTGCAAATACATGCAGCCTGACTACATTGTCGGGAAGCACCATAGGATTCTCGCTGACATGTTGATGGCGATTGAGCGTGGTGACAAAGATCGTATTTGCGTCAATATTCCGCCCCGCCACGGTAAATCCCAGCTAGTGTCTATCATGTTCCCTGCATGGTTCTTGGGGCGGAACCCCACAAAAAAGGTTATGATGGTGTCTCACACCACCGATTTGGCTGTGGATTTTGGGCGTAAAGTGCGTAACTTGATTGCTACGGATGAGTACAAGGCGATATTTCCTACCACTGCACTAGCACAGGATAGTAAGTCAGCAGGACGCTGGAACACAAACGTTGGTGGTGAATACTATGCGTGTGGTATCGGGTCAGCCCTAGCTGGTCGCGGTGCTGATCTGTTGCTTGTAGACGACCCGCACTCAGAACAGGACGTGATTAACGGCAACTTTGATGTGTTTGAGAAGGCTTACGAGTGGTTCACATTTGGTGCTCGTACGCGCCTCATGCCGGGAGGTAGAGTAGCCATAATTCAAACCCGATGGCATCTCGACGACCTGACAGGGCGCGTGACTAGGGATATGACACAGAATGATCTGGCTGACCAGTACGAAATTGTAGAATTTCCAGCTATTTTAACGATACCGAATAAAAAGACGGGTAAGCAGATAGAGAAACCTCTCTGGCCTGAGTTCTTTGACATGGATGCACTGGCACGTACGAAGGCTTCGATGCCTCTGTTCCAGTGGAATGCGCAGTATCAACAGCAGCCCACAGCCGAGGAAGCCGCCATAATCAAGCGTGAGTGGTGGCAGGTGTGGAAAAAAGACACGCCGCCGATGTGTGAATATATTATCATGTCGCTTGACGCCGCAGCCGAGAAGCACAACCGTGCAGACTTTACAGCTCTTACCACGTGGGGTGTTTTCTTGGAAGAAGAGACCAACGCGTACAATATTATATTGCTAAATAGCATAAAAGAGCGTATGGAGTTCCCAGAGCTTAAAGATCGAGCGATGGAAGAATACTCCGATTGGGAGCCTGATTCGTTTATCGTGGAGAAGAAAAGTGCAGGCACAGCGTTATATCAAGAAATGCGGCGAATGGGCCTCCCAGTGCAAGAGTTCACTCCTCACAGGGGCACAGGTGATAAAACAGCGCGTCTTAACTCCGTTGCAGACATTGTTGCGTCGGGTATGGTCTGGGTTCCAGAAACTCGTTGGGCTGAAGAAGTAGTGGAAGAGGTTGCTGGATTCCCGTTTATGAGTCATGATGACTTAGTAGACGCGACTGTCATGGCCCTCATACGTTTCAGACAAGGGGGCTTTATTCGTCTTCCTACTGACGAGCCAGATGAACCACGTTTCTTCAAAGGAAAACGCGGTGGGTATTATTAAGAGGTAAGCTATGGCTATCGAAAAAGGATTATACGAGGCTCCTGAAGGGCTAGACGAAATGGAAGACATGGAAGATCAAGACATTGATCTTGAAATCGAGGTCGTAGACCCCGAAGCAGTTACTTTGTCTGATGGCTCTATGGAGATTACTCTGATTCCTGACGTCAATATTGCCAGCCTTGCCGATTTTGATGCGAATCTTGCTGAAATGTTGGATGATACGCAATTAAATATCTTGTCCAGTGATTTGACTGGGTTGATCGAAGCCGACGTACAGAGCCGCCAAGAATGGACAGACGCCTACGTCAAAGGCTTGGATGTGCTTGGATTCAAGTATGAAGAACGCGCAGACCCGTGGGAAGGCGCATGTGGTGTTTACTCTAACGTGTTAGCAGAAGCAGCCATACGGTTCCAAGCCGAAGCTATGTCAGAGACATTTCCCGCAGCGGGGCCAGTAAAGGTCAAAGTCCTTGGTGAAGAGACTAAGGAGAAGACTGAGGCCGCACAGCGCGTAAAAGCGGATATGAACTACGAGTTGACTGAGCGTATGATAGAGTACCGCTCAGAGCATGAACGGATGCTGTACAGCCTTGGATTGGCTGGGTCAGCGTTTAAGAAGGTGTACTATGACCCCAATATGGGGCGGCAGGTAGCTATCTATATCCCTGCTGAAGACGTCATCGTGCCATATGGTGCGTCTAACATAGAGACAGCAGAACGTGTTACGCACTGTATGCGTAAGACAAAGAACGAGTTGCGTAAGCTGCAAGCCGCAGGATTCTATCGTGAGGTAGACTTGGGCGAGCCACAGCAGTTCCACAGCGACATCGAGGAGAAGAAAGCGGAAGAAAATGGGTTCTCGCTAACCGATGACAACCGCTACTTTGTGTACGAAATCCACGCTGAATTGGTTATTGATGGTATTGATGATGAAGATGACATCGCAAAGCCTTATGTAGTTACCATTGAGCGTGGGTCGGGCGAGGTGCTAGCGATCCGTAGAAACTACGAAGAGAGCGATCCACTAGCACTAAAGAGACAGCACTTCGTCCATTACCCGTACGTGCCCGGATTTGGCTTTTACGGCCTCGGCCTTATTCATATCATCGGTGGATATGCAAAGGCGGGCACATCCTTGATACGTCAGCTTGTTGATGCTGGTACGCTCTCCAACCTCCCGGGAGGGCTGAAGTCCAGAGGACTCCGTATCAAGGGTGATGATACGCCGATTGAACCCGGTGAATGGAAAGACGTAGACGTACCGTCAGGTAGCATCCGTGATAACATCATGCCGCTACCGTACAAGGAACCTAGCCAGACCCTTCTCGCCTTACTGAATCAGATTACACAGGAAGGACGTAGGCTAGGCGCTATCTCGGACATGAATATCTCAGACATGTCTGCAAATGCGCCAGTTGGCACGACTCTTGCATTACTAGAACGTACCTTAAAGCCTATGGCTGCGGTGCAATCAAGAGTCCACTATTCCATGAAGCAGGAGTTTAAGTTGCTCAAAGCTATTATAGCTGAGCACGCTCCTGCGGAATATGCCTACCAACCGCATCGTGGGGAAGTAAGCGCACGCCGTGCAGACTATATGCTGGTGGATGTGATCCCTGTAAGCGATCCCAACTCGTCAACTATGGCGCAACGTGTGGTTCAGTACCAAGCTGTACTGCAGATGGCACAGCAAGCCCCCCAGATTTACGACCTGCCACAGCTACACCGTCAAATGATTGACGTGTTGGGCATCAAGAACGCGGACAAGTTGGTGCCGATCACAGAAGATGCTACACCGAAAGACCCAGTGAGCGAGAACATGGACGCTCTAAAAGGTTCTCCGCTCAAGGCGTTTATCTATCAGGACCACCAAGCGCATATCGCGGCTCACCAGTCGTTTATGCAGGACCCGATGGTTGCACAGATGATTGGGCAAAACCCGCAAGCCAAGCAGATCATGGCGGCTCTACAGGCACACTTAGCAGAACACCTTGGGTTCCAGTACCGTCAGCAGATCGAAGAGAAACTGGGTGCTCCACTACCAAAACCGGGCGAGGAGCTACCAGAAGAGGTGGAAATCCAACTATCTCGCCTTGTTGCAGACGCTGGTACACAGCTTACACAGGCTCATCAGCAGCAAGCGGCCCAAAAACAGGCACAGCAGCAGGCTCAAGACCCGATCTTGCAGCTTAAACAGGCTGAAATGCAGGTCAAACAGCAGGAAGTACAGCGTAAAGCGGCTAAAGATCAAGCAGATATGCAGCTTAAACAGGCTGAAATGCAACAACGTACCGCTAAAGACATGGCAGACGCTATGATTGAAGCGGAAAAACTAAAAATAGACCGCGCTGAAGTGGCTATTGAGGCCGAATCTAAAGGGGTACAATTAGATCAGGCCATGCGCGATTCGGAAGATCGCACGAATTTAGAGCTTTTACGTATAGCGGAAGGTCGTAGAGGTTCTAAAAAAGGAGGCCAAAAAGAGGAGTAATATATGGCAAAAACCGTCTTTGACGTGCTTTTAGAGCGGATTGATGAGGATATAGTCCGCACTAAAGACTTTATTGCTGGAGGTGGCCCAAAAGACTACCCCCAGTATCGGGAAGCTGTAGGTGGTGTTCGAGGTCTCGAAGCCTGCAAGCAATATGTACAAGACCTTGCGAAAAACTATTTGGAAGATGACGATGACTGAAGCAGCAGTAAACATCAGCGACACTGATTTTGAACAACAACTACCCGCCCCCGCAGGATACAAACTATTGATTGCCTTACCACAGGCGTCAGAGACGTACGAAGGGTCTAGTATCTTGAAGTCCGATAAGGAACGAGACTTAGACCACATCATGTCTATTATTGGGTTAGTTGTAGACATGGGAAAACAAGCCTACGCTGACAAAGAACGGTTTCCTGAAGGCCCTTGGTGCCAACAGGGTGACTATGTGATGTTCCGTATGAACTCGGGCACACGATTTAAACTTGGTGGTACAGAATACCGCCTAATGAACGATGATAACATTGAGGCAGTTGTGGCTGACCCTCGTGGGATCACGCGAGCGTAGGAGGCATAAATGGCTTTTCAAAAAGTTGAATTTGAATTTCCTGATACTGACGACAAGGAAATTGAAATTGAAAAATCCAGTGCTAAGACACTGGGAGAAAAAGAAGTAGAGGTAGAGGTTGAAGACGAGCCTGAACAGCCCGTTGAGAGAAAGGCTAAAGCGCCTGTTGAAGACGACGATGACTTCGAAGTCGAGGTTGTCGATGACACGCCAAAAGCAGACAGAAACCGCAAACCTTCAGAACCCCCCGAAGACGTCACGGACGAAGAGTTAGAAGACTACTCTGAAAAAGTTCGTAAACGTATTCAACACTTTAGCAAAGGCTACCACGACGAACGCCGTGCTAAAGAAGAGGCATTGCGTGCACGTCAGGAATTAGAACGTGTAACTCAGCAGCTTATGGAAGAAAATAAGAAGCTGAAGGGAAATGTTAACAAGAATCAAACTGCGCTACTAGAACAAGCTAAGAAAAACGCTGCGATTGAGCTAGAAAGTGCCAAAAGTGCTTATAAGCAAGCATATGAGTCGGGAGAGTCCGACGCGGTACTGGAAGCACAAGAACAGCTAACGAATGCTAAGATCAAGTCAGATCGCTTAGCAAACTTCAAGTTGCCAGCTTTACAGGAAGAAGAAACTCCTGTACCATTACAACCAGAACCCGCTCCGGCAGTACAAGTCGATGAACGGGCCGCAGACTGGCAGAGAGCCAATTCGTGGTTCGGCACCGACGATGAGATGACGAGTTTTGCGCTGGGGTTGCATAACAAGCTCGTCAAGCAGGGCGTAAGCCCGCAAAGCGATGAATACTACGAGAGCATTAATGCTCGTATGCGACAGGTATTCCCCGATAATTTCGAGGACGCCGCAGAACCAAAGGCTGAAGAGCCAAAGCGAAAAGCAAATGTGGTCGCACCCGCAACGCGGAGCACAGCACCTAAAAAGGTGACACTTACAAAGACCCAAGTGCAGATCGCAAAACGGTTGGGTTTAACACCCCAACAATACGCCAAACAGGTTGCATTAGATATGAGGAAACAAAATGGCTGAGAATCGCATCAACCGCGAGCTACAAACTCGTGAGAAAACTGTCCGCAAGAAGTCTTGGCAGCGTCCGGAAACTCTTCCGTCGCCAACACCTGAAGACGGTTATTCGTATCGTTGGATTCGTGTTTCTACACAAGGAAACACAGATGCCACAAACGTATCCTCAAAAATTCGTGAGGGTTGGGAGCCTGTAAAAGCTGCAGATCATCCAGAGATCACATTGGTAACCATCGAAAACGAACGGTTTGCTGATAACGTGGTAATTGGTGGCCTAATGCTGTGTAAAGCTCCAACAGAGCTAGTCGAAGAACGTAATGACTACTATCAAACTCAGACACGTTCGCAGATGAATGCTGTAGACAACAACCTCATGAGAGAAAACGATCCTCGTATGCCTCTCTTTAATGACAGGAAGACGAAGGTCACCTTTGGTAACGGAACTTAATAGGAGCTTAAAATGGCTTATCCTACAGTAAGCGGTCCTTATGGACTGGTTCCGGTTAAACTGCTGAGCGGTTCTCCTTTCGTGGGCGTAACCCGTCACTACAAAATTGCAAGTGGCTATGGTACGGCTATCTTTAACGGAGATGCTGTCACGCTAGTAACCGGAGGCACTGTCGAACGTGATACGTTCGATGCTGCTATGACACCAATCGGTGTTTTCCTTGGTTGCACGTACACTGACCCTAACCTTGGTTATAAGGTATGGCGTCAGAACTACCCTGCAAGCACTGTCGCATCTGACATCGAAGCATTCGTTGCAGATGGTACTGACATTCTGTTTAAAGCCGCTGTTTTGTCGTCTGGTACGACAATCGGTGATCTTGCACAAACAGACATCGGTGCAAA